GGCAGAGTAATGAGAGGGCCAGTACTGGAAAGTACGTAATTATACGGGTCAGAACGAATCAATACAGTGGGTATGAAAGCGTCTCCGTGTATGAAGAAACGCTCGATACTGAAGTCGGCCGAGAGCCGCGCACTGTGAAAGAGATAGGGTTAGGGTTTGCACCCAAACCGACACAAGACGGCAGTCTAGGATCTTTCTCCTTTCACGACAGATAGTAGGTGAGAATCCTACCTGAAGGTCTGGAGTTAACAAGTAACAGATAAGTCCGAGAGACGTACCTACGAATTTTAAGTTTTTTAGATTAGAATACTACGATTAACAATTCTACACTATTTAACGAATTACGTTAACAAAGTATTCTAATCACCAAGGTAGTTGAAACCCCTGACTAGTCATCAGGTCCTTTAGAAAGGCAGTAAGACCAATTGACGATTGTGACACTGAAGTTCAATACCTAGGCGGACCTTAACATACCTTTGATAGGCGTATATGGAAGGTCCGCCGCTTTTTATTCGGCCCGTTCGTCTAGTGGTTAGGACACATGGTTTTCATCCATGCAACAGGAGTTCGATTCTCCTACGGGCTGCCAGATTATGAAAGAGATGATACAATTAATAAGAGAAATCGTTTGGTGCTTTACAGCAATTACAATATTAGCAATGTTAATACTTTGGTATGAAGGAGCTTTTACTAAAGGTTGCTTTAATTTATTGTGGACAGCAATGGTATGAAACGGTTAGCAGAATATTTAAATATATGTAAAAAACATTGGAAAGAAATATTTGCCTTATCTTTTGTAATGCATTTCATATTTGATTGGTTTGTATTCCTAGCAGGATATCTTATAGGTAAATACTTATGAAACCAGAGACAAAGAAGATTCACAAAGAAACTTCATTTCAAATCGCAACTGGCCTAGCCATAAATTACCCCCTAAACCTCTTTTTGCTCTATATCTATATAGAACGGTTTGGTATAACCGACCCTGTCATACTGGGCACTCTGGTCACTGCTGTAATGACTATTGTAGCATATACACGTATCTTTTTAATTCGTTCCTATTTCTCTAAAAAATAATTCACTTTTTTCTCATAAAACTATTGACATTCGTTGTGAGATAGAGTATAATAATTGTATATTAAGGAAAAAGGAGTTTAAATGGAAATAAGAATATTAGGAAACCAACCGGAACCATCATTAACAATGGACGGTTACGAAATCGTTGATTTTGAGGTTAGAACAAAAGATGAGAATCTTTTTGAAAAAGGAAAGAAAATCGTCAACGATTATATCAATCAAAACCCAACTTGGGAACAATGTCAATTATTCATTGATGACCCAATGACAGTTGGTATCTATCCGCAAGATTCTGAAGGTGCGGCTTTTAACGAAATTGTTTTAAAATTAGAAAAACTTGGCTTTTATGGTAAAGCTGCTGGTTATAGAGAGGTTGCTTAATGAAATTATTTGAAAAATGGACTAAACTTGGCAATGATACTTTCGGAGATACTTTTGAACAGTGTCAGTTTATCAAAGATGGTAAAAGATACGTAGGTATGATTAAGGAGTTTGGAGAAAATCATATTAGTGTTAAGCCTATGTCGATTGATTACAAATCAGCAATCTTTATGGAAAATGTTCCTATGGTTAAACTTACAAAAGAGATGTTTGATAAAGTTAACTTAGAACTATGGGATGATGCAAGAGGTTGTGACAATTCAGCAATTGGAGTTTCTGGTTGTTATGAACCTTGGACTAATTTTATTTGGGAATAAAAAAAGAGGAACCCCGAAGGATTCCTCTCAAGTGGTTTAGTTTGACCTAAACTCTTCTTATTATAACGAGTTCTTAGAATAAGTTAGCGATTGTAACTTTTCTGTAGTACTTGTTAAGATCAGCAGTAAGTGCTCCAAGACCTTGGCTAGAAACGTCACCTTGAGCAAATGGGTTTGAAACCATTCCGTAACGTGTCTTAAATCCAATTTTTGGTTGGAAGCTGTTTTCACCAACCGCACGAACCATTTGTAATGGTACGTATGGGCAGTAGAATAAACCTGCATCAAATGCAGATGAACCCTTGTAACCAACTACTAAGTAGTTAGCACCTGCGAATGGGTCAACATATACTCTGAATCTACCGTTAAGAACACCAGCAAAAGTATTACCTGTGTCATCAACTTCTAGAGAGTTAGAGTTTAGAGCAGGAGTGTAATCCAACACACCAGCCATTTGTAAAGCAGAGGCTACGTCAGAAGAACAAATAACAACGTTACCTTTTCCTCTTCTTGTTCCTTTAGCAATTGCATTAGCTTCTTGCTCGATTTGGAACATTAAACCTTTGAACTTCTCAACAGACCATCTTCCGTTTGCATCAACGTCTAAGTCGAATGTACCCGGAGTAGCAGCGCCAGCAGCACCAACAACAGCAACGTCATAAATTGTTCTAATAACTTCACGGTTGATTTCTGTTAAGATTTCAGTTTGAAGAATATTAGCTAATTCAGTTTCTGCGTCTAGGCCGTGAACAGCTTTAAGATCTTGAGCAAGCTCAGTTGTGTATTCTGCTTTTAAAGCACGAGTCTTAGCAGCAACAGTTACTTTCTCGATAGAGAATGCCATTTCTGCATAGTTAGTACCAGCACCGTCGCCTAAGGCTTCAGCAGCAGCTGTAGTCATACCTGTACCAGTAGTGACAGCAGCACCAGGTAAACTATTAGCGTGAGTACCTGTACCAGAGAAGTCTGTATCAGCTTCGTTGTACATTGCTTCTGCACCACCTTGTGAACCATATCTTGCGCGCATTGCGAAGATTAATCCTGTAGGACCAGTCATAGGCTGAACACCACAGATATCGTATGCGATCATGTTAGGAACAGCACGTCTTACCAATGAGATAAGAATTGGGTCATAACCTGCACCAGGACCTGCAGCAGCAGAACCACCTGTAAATCCACCGGTTGCGCCGACGTCATTAGTAGGTGCTTCAGAAAGCAAGCTAGTCATGTTAGCAGATAAGTCACCAGTTTCAGCTAGTGCTCTTTCTGTGTTCTCAAGAATAGTAGCTGTAACTGCTTTTCTATGAGAATCGTTAATTGGTGAAAAAGATTCGTGCGCTAAAATTGGCTCCCACTTTTCCACTAGTCTTGTATAGTTATCCATTTTGGATCTCCTTTATTTAATTTAAATTTAATTAAAAAACCAAATTCAATTATTCTTTACTTCTTAGTGTTGAAAGCTTCAACTAGAGCATTAATAGAAGTGTAATCAGAAGCTGGTTTAGTTACTTCCTGTTCTTCTAGAATAATTTCGTCATTTTCTTCTTGAACATCCTTATTTTCTACAATAGGTTTGTCGCTGAAGAAAGACTCCTTAATTACTTGAAGATTTTCTGCATAAGCTTCTAAATCTTCAATATCAAGCTTTTCAGACAATACTTTCAATCTCTCTACCTGGTTCTCAGATAAACCTTCTGAAAGTTCGTCAAATTTTTGTTCTGCTTTGAAAGTTTGAATTTCTTTCTGTAATTCAATGTTCTCATTTACGAGGTCATTTGCTTTTCCTTCCAATTCAGAAACAGTTGTTTCTAAGTTAGACACAACGTCAACTGATTCTTCAGAAACAGTAACATTATGTTCTACGAATAAGTTCTTAAGACCTGACATTAATGATTCCGCCATCTCAACCTTAATTCCAGATTCGATTGCGATTTCATTCTCAGACATCCACTCAGATACAACGTAATCTAAATACTTATCAACATTCTCAGAAATGGTATCTAATTTCTCAGTTACTGCTTCTTCTAATGCTTCGTCTAAAGACTTAGTTAATTCTTCACGAATTGTCTCAGTTCTTTTATTTACTTCTTCGTTTAATGCGGCTTCAAATACAAGACTAATCTTGCCTTTGAATTCTTCGGATAAATCTTCGCCTTCAATGATTGACTCAATTGAAGATTCTACAACTACTTCCTCTACGGTTTCAACTTCAGCGTCAACTTCAGTTTCTTCAGCAGTAGGTACAGGCTTGCCTGCATCTGTTTGGCCAGGAACTACTTTCTTACCGTCAGCTGCTCCTTTTGGCTCGTCAGTTGTTGTCTTCTTCAGCTTGTCCTTTTTACCTTCTCCACCTTCAGGTGTTACAGCATCAGGGACCATTGAGACTCCATCATCAGCAACGAATTTTTCTTCTACGTTTGCCATTATTTTTCTCCTTTAAATTTGTTTTTAAAATTTACAAATATCTTTATAATAAACTTGACTGTTTTTATTTATAAAAAGTTAATTTCTCAAAGTACGGATAAATGTTTCAAACATTCTTGTTGCCGTTGCTTCGTCAATAGTTTTTACTACTCTGTTAACCTTTTTCTCAACTTCTTCTTGGATATCCTGAATAACTTCAGTAGCTCTCCAATTCCCAGAAGCGATATCGTAGTAATATTCAACGTTCTCCATGATACCATTTACGAACGCGTTTGGTGCTGAAGGGTCAGTAACAATATCTACAGTAGAAAGGTGGAAATCCTTCTGCACTTCCATAACTCCATTTCTACCTGCCTTGACCGAACCAAGACCTCGAGTCGAAACTCCAATCTTTACTCCTTCGTCTAATAGGCTTTTAACGATTTCCCCCATCGGTGTTGATAAGATTTTAGCTTTACCATAAAAATCGTTGCCATCTCGTCTCATGTCAGTAATTAGATGTGAAACGCGATCCCCGTTGATTTGTGGACCATCAGGGTGACCTAGTTCTCCAAGAGCACGTTTAGTTTCAATAAACTCTTTATTATAGCGATCCATTTCGCTTTCTAAAGTTGCACTTGGATAAATTCTTCCATTGCGATTTTTAATATCGCCTTGCATAAAAATTCCTTCGATAAAGTAATTCTTTTTGCCGTCTTCTTTAGCTTCAGTAATTACCTCTACGGAATCTTCTCTATATTCTGTAATTAAATTCATTGTAGATTCTCCTTCGCAAATGTAAGGATTTCGTTATAACCTGCTTCGTCAGCGATTAGAACGTTATACATTTCGGTTGTATTAGTTTCATTTAATTCATCAAACATATTATTTAAAATGTTAGCATCTTCTTCTGATACTTCAATTACTTCGTCATTTTGTAATTGAAACTCACCAGCTTCAATTGATTCATAAGCTGCTGTATACATCTTTGCTGCTGATAAAGGTTTACCGTTAACCATTTGGTCACCTTTACTATAAGCATACAATGATTTAACATTAGAAAATACTTCTGCTAATTTATTTTGCCACCATTCTTCAGGATCTTGTCCTTCCATTTTTAGATATTCTTGGATTTCTTCAGTGGCATAACAAATGAAATGTAGTTGTTTCATCATCATAGGAATTTCTTGTTGGGGACTTTCAAGCAATTCTTCCTCTGTTGATACTTTTGCTAACATTTCTTTAAATGTCATTGATAATGTTTTACCATTACTATCTTTAATGGTGACTGATGTTGGACCTGTTTTAGGTTTACCATCACCTTTTAAAACTTTTTTCTTTTGTACTTCAGGTTCGATAGTTTTAGCAGAATCTGTTTCTGATTCTTTAGTTTCTGCCTTTTTAACAGGTTTCTTTTCAGCATTTAGCTTATCACCTGAACAACCACCTTCCTCAATACCTTTAATCTCATTGCCACAGCAAGAACATTCTTTACCGATTTCTTCAACCTTATGTTCTCCACCACAGTGTTCACAAGATTCGTCGCAACCGCAAGAAGCCTTTAATTCTTCTTCCATTGATTCTTCGTCATCTCTCTTTTCGTCTTTCTTTTTATTGACTCCAAGAATTTCTGTAATAGATTTTTGTTCAGCAACTTGCTTACCTGCACCTGC